TTTTCCAATAGATACGTTATTTGCACCTGTGGTGTTAGCTGACAGAGAAAAATAACCTATTGCAGTATTATCATCACCAGTAGTATTTGCATCAAAAGCATAAGTACCCAAAACAGAATTATTAGCACCAGTAGTAATGCTGTAACCTGCATTAAAGCCAACAGCCACATTGTTTGATGCTGTAGTGTTTGAATATAATGAAGCTCCACCTATTGCTGTAAGGCTTGAACCTGAAGTATTTGAAGTTAGTGACTGATTTCCAATAGCCACATTGTTATTTGCTCCACTTATGCTATCAAGTGCAGTATCACCCAAAGCTACGTTGCCTGAACCAACTGGATAATTACCATCTAGCTTGATTGTGCCACCATCTACTGAGAGGTTACTGTTAATTACCAATGCACCTGTCATTGTATCGCCAGTAGTCTGTACAAAGCCAGAGCTATCTATCGCTGCATCTTGCCAGGCAGACCCAGTATAGACTTTTAGAGTATTGCTAGTTGTATTAAAGTATAAATCACCAGCATTTAAAGCATCACCATCATTATCAACAGATGGATCAGAACTTTTAGAACCTAAGTATGTGTCATCAAAAGTATCAGCACTAGCAGCCGCTGCTGCTGCACTAGCTGCTGCATTGGTTTCTGATGTTGAAGCATTGCTTGCAGATGTAGATGCATTAGTAGCACTAGTAGCAGCTTCTGAAGCCTTTGTAGTAGCTGTTGTTGCTGATGTAGATGCTTCTGTAGCTTTTGTCGTAGCAGTTGTAGCTGAAGTCGCTGCATTTGATGCTGACGTACTGGCTTCACTTGCTTTTGTGGTTGCTGTTGTAGCTGAACTAGCAGCACTCGTTGCAGATGTGCTTGCTTCAGATGCTTTGGTAGATGCAGTTGTAGCAGATGCTGCTGCATTTGTCTCAGATGTACTTGCTTCGCTAGCCTTTGTTGATGCTGTGCTTGCACTTGTCGCAGCATTTGTTTCGCTTGTAGATGCATTACTTGCAGAAGTTGCTGCATTAGTAGCTGAAGTTGCTGCTTCGCTTGCTTTTGTTGTGGCAGTTGCTGCACTAGTTGCTGCACTTACAGCGTCTACTAATAACTCAAAATGGTCTGTATCCGTTAGACTATCTCCAACAACAGCATCTGCTACACATATATACACGTTGTTCAACTGCCCAGCAGTCGTTGATTTGATGATATCCCTAACAACATACGCTTCTGTTGTTACTGTTGCGTCTGTGCCTTTGTATGTACCTAATTCTTGTGTGACAGATAGCTCACCATTACCATCAAAAGCAAGTACTTTGTTTGCTCTGTCTGTTGCACCTACTGTAAATTCTGTAGATGTCATTGTATTTGTTCGAGATAGCTTGATACTTCTGTCAACTTCTTCTTGCTGTTGCTGTGCAATAAAAGTCAATCTATCTAGTGCATCTTCGTGTGTAGCTGCTGGAAAAGGATCGTTTGCTACATAGTCTGTAGACTGTGTTTGTGCCATGTTACGTCTTATAACGACAGTAACACCACTAGCAGGTGCAGTAACGAACTCAACATTACCACCACTAGCATTACCTGCATTGGTAACTGTGTAATTTGTTGTTAGACTCTGTACTGTTTCTACACCAGTAGCCGATCTAAGTATTACAGTAAGGTCTGCATCAGCAAATATCTTGAAAGCATATGCAAATGTAGTGGTACTTCCGTTGCCACTGTAACTGTTTTTTGTGGTTGTGCTACTAACTGTCATAACTACCTCATTTCTACGTTATAATCTTTTTTGCTAAATTAATCAAATTCATTTTATTTCTTCATAGGCTTTCAAAGTTTCTTTAGATATATCAATCATTGTTTGATAAAGCTCATCAATAAGTTGACGTTTTTCAACATCTGATATTTCTGTGTTTGCATATGTCTTTCTTATTACTGCCCTTATATTAGACATTGCTTCGGCTGGTTGCTCAAACAACAATAATCCTGGATCTGAATTATCCATTACTTTTGCTAACTCATTAAAGTTACCTTCTTTTTCCAGATTGCTGATTATGCCTTTTAAAGCTAATCCTTGTTGCTGTTTTTTGTAAAATTTTTGTATATACTCTGATGAACCACTTGGGTTACGAACTAAAAATGATTTTATTACAGGTATATCCTCTAACATCATAGCAGGTTTATCTGGCGTTTCTATTACACCAAGTTGTTTTAAAGCAAAGTCAGAAGTTTGTATAGCATATCTACCTAAAGTTCCTGTCCAATTCTGTACTATAGAATCAATTCTAGCTGGACTACCAACTCTCCCACCTGTTATTTCAGATAATTGTTTGCCTAATAATTTAGCTGTTTCGCTTGTGTATTCATTGTATTGATACTGTGGCATACCTGCTTCAGCAAATTTTTCTGTACCATATGGTATAATTGGCAAATCAGTAAACAAACTTTTATTTGACCATGATTCCACAAAAGGTTTTGCAAAATCTGGTATTGGAGCTAAACCTGATAAGTTACTTGTAACAAATTGTTTTACAAATTCTGCAAATTCTGGACCTTTGTTTTCAAATGCCCAATCCAATGCTCTTTCTGGCAAAGTTCCAAACAACAACCCTGGCTCAAAAGGTTTTGGGATTCTATAAATGGTATAATCATTATCATCTTTCATTATAGCATCACCTACGCCAATTTCAGGTGTTATAACAATCCAAAACAAATCCTTTTGCCATTGAGGTAACTGTTTATATCTTTCGTCATCATGGTTTACCCACCACAACAATAAACTTGGTGCAGTAATATATTTAAAAACTCTCCAGCTTGTTTGAGTTGGATTTTCTTTAAATGCTTTAACTAGTCTGGCATAACCCTGTAACCTAGCGTTAAAAAAAGATGTAATCATATTTAGTGCTTGCACCTTTGTACCAATTTTAGCAAAATCTATACTTAAATCCCTGCCTTCGAAACCTGCTGTTTCGGCTATATCCCTATCACTTATATTACCTTTTTGGCTTCGTAATTGCTGATGAGTTAATTTCATATTGCCTATTCTTGATGTGCTTTCAAATAACTCTGACATTATTCTAAGCATTTCAAGTGGATTACTAATTTGATTTCTTACTTTTCCTCCATATAAAAACTTAGCTATATCTTTTTGAAAATAATTTCTATCCATACTTATTACTGTAGACTGCAAACCACCTGATTTAACCCATTCTTGATAAACTTTATCTTGTTTTATCATATGCCAAAAACCCATTGTAGAATGTACAAATGGTATAAAGTCTCTACTTGATGTGATTGCAGATGTAACAGTATCTCTATTGAAGTTTCTTAACATAAAGTCAGGAGCAAGTGTGGCACCTGCTCTAAGTAACCTAGACGGAACTGATAAAAACTTTATAAGCATATTTGCTTCATAAGCATTTGTGTTTTTAAAAGCTGAAGCTAATTCTTTACCAACTTCCCAAACTTCTCTTTTGCCATTTCTATAAATAGCTATTTCTGTAGGACTTACTATCCCATGCTCTCTTCTAAAAACAGTAATACCTTCTGCAAACTCAGGCTTTATTGGTGCATCAAATGCTTCTTGCATTTCTTTAGCTTCAACTTTGGTTGGTTTTATTCTTCCCTTTTTCTTTATATTAGGAAATGTTTCAGGTAAAGTTTCAACCATCTCAATGAATTTTACAAAAGAATTGTTACGTTCAGCCATGACAACATGGTGCATTGTATTTTTGTAGATGCTTTGTATAGGGTCTTCTATTTTATATTTCCCACCTGCAAATTGCTTGTATGGGTTTTTTACAGCATTTCCAAAAGATGACTTAGCACCTAATATTGTGCTGTCTAATACCTTGTAAAAGGGTACATAATCTCTATTAGCTTCTAACATTAAGTTAGCATTTTCTCTTGCGATAATACCACTATCAACAAGGTAATCCATAATTCTTGTTTGATATTGTACCACCTCTTTTAGAACTGGCTCCCATTTAGGTCCTAACTCTCTTACCACTGCCCTGGCTTCCTCCAAAGGAAAACCTGTTTCCTTACCTTGTTCTGCTTTTTCTAATGCTCTTTTAGAAACAAAGTAAGATATTGCTTCTTTCATGTCCTTCGCATTTTTAATAGGCTCTAAAACTTGTATTAAAGATTTGCCATTGTTTTTTAATGTTTTAAAATTAAGCGTTCCAAATCTTATAAAGTGCATGGCTCTACCTTCCATGCCTGGCTGTATTCTAGCTGTTTTATAAGGGTCTAAATACCCTTCTGGTAATTTGCCACCTGCTTTTTCAAACTCACGAACAGCAACAAATATAGGATGCAATTTATCAAGTGTTTCTGTTATAAATCTACTTTTAAACTGCTCCATATTAACTCTTGGTTTTGGTGAACTAGCTCCTACATTTTCTATTATTTTATTAACAGCATCTGATGTTTTAATATTTAATATTTCAGGCTCGACATTACCTCTTTGATTGTAATCAACAACTTCTTCTGGTCTGGTCAAAGATTTATTGCCAATATTTTCTGGAACAATCCTATCCTTCATTTGTATTTCAAAATCTCTTACTTGAGCAAAGTCAATACCTTTTCTTTTTATTACTTCATTTGCAACATCCATAAATTCCTTATATTCAGCTATTTCTTTTTCAGTGTATCCTCTTGCCCTGCTAAATTGTTCAGGAGTTACCTTTGGATCTTCCAACATTTTTTGCAATTCAGGCGTTATTGTTTCTTGAGGCTTTTCAGCTTTTCCAACAATAACAGTTAACTTATCAAACCTTTCTAATAACTCTTTCTCAGGCACCTTTTCTAAAATTTCTTGAATGGATTTTTCTGGCTTTTCTTTTGCAGCTTCTTCTATAGCCGTTTTTTCAGATTTTGGTTTTGCCTTAGAACCTTCTATAAATGGCTGTATCTTATCTGTTGCAACTACTTCATCCCTAAACTCTTTAATGTTTCTGCTTGTAACATCTTCAAACTTTTTGGGATCCCTTAAAACTTCTTCCACAACATCTGATGGTGATTTGTTAGTTTTCTTAACCCTATTAAAAACCATTTTAGTGCCTTTAACACCAGCTTCTAAACCACCGAATGTTGCTAAAACTAACCCTGTATTTATTAATTCATCTTTTGTTGG